TGATTGTGTTTACTGATGGATATCCCAATGGTTCATGGGGCGACCCTGACTACTGTGATACTACTTGGATCATTCATGGTGACAAGAATCCCAATCCCCCATTTGGTACATACGCATTGTATGACGAGGCATAAATGACATTTGAAGCATTGATTGCGTTAGGCGGTGTAGCATTGGTGGTGATTTTAATTATCATCAAGTGCTACACTTTTTTTATTAGCACTGACGATGAACTTCCAAAATAATAAAGTATATGAAAGTCCGGACGGTGGTCAAACTATCTATGAGCGTGATGTAGGTTCCTCTGAACGTACCTTGATTAAAGAGAATATCTCAATGAGAGACCAAGTAAGAGAACAGCAATTGTGGCATGAGATTCGTATAGCAGCAAGAACAAACACTACATTAGCAGATATTTTAGAACAGGCAAAGATGGTATATGCGCTCATCAAAAAAGAAACTAACTAGATTTGTAGTAATGTGGGACATGACTGGGCTTGAAGCCTTGATCAATGTTACACAAATTGAAAAAGAACATGAAGATTGGGAAAAAGAAAATATCTTTCGTATCCTAAAGGATCAAGATAAAACGCTTAAGCCAGCACATGTTCCATTAGAAATGATGATACTTAGGGCTAGAGTAAATAGTCAACGGCATTATGAAATCTATGCCTTTGATTCAGAACTATCTGAACAAGATATTAGAGAAACATTTGAAGATAGTCCACAAGTAATGGTTGATGCTATTCGTAATGTAGGGCATGAATTGTATAGTGATAGAGTATTAAAGAAAACACAGGTGATTGTATGATGTATATTGGAACAAGTTTGGGTAGATGTTTGCGTAGTCTCCTTATGGACGAAGTGTCCGAGGATGACGTACTATTGCTTATCACCAGGACACAAACTAAGGACTATGAAAGTTTCCTTACTATTGTAAAACAATATTATGAGGAAGGTAATTGGTCTTCACATCGTCCAGAAGAGTATGATCTTGCAGTCAAGCCATGGAATGAAGTAGAAGAACTTGCTAGTAGATTGTATAAAAGCGGCAAGATTCATCAGCCAAGAAATTTTGCACTTTTGGGTAGTCAATTTATTCACCCTGATCTAAGCAATGATGTTTGGGTTGAAGTATCACCTAAGAATCGTAACACTACACCTGCGGTTGTACAAGCATACGAACAATATAGATTGCTTGATTCGTTGACCAAATAAAATACTCATAAAAATATTTCGTTGAGTATAATAGATATTAAATATCTATGTACTCTAGGAGAATAATATGAGTTTTTTAAAACACGTCGGTAAACAAGGTGATCGTAAGGTTGCTATCATTTTTCGTGAGATTCCAGGTGAACCTCACATGTGTCTTGTAACATATACAGAAACACTAAATCAACACATTCACGATCCATTGATCCGTTGTATTGAAAGTGACATTGGGCAACATAGTGAATCATTATCAGATGCACTAAACCGCACATTGGGTTTAGATGGTCGTCCTATCTTACAAGTATTACATGCTGAAGGTTTACTAAAGAAAGTAAACACAGAAAATATTATTGTCACCCCAAATCCTCAAACTAAAATCAAGTTAAATGAACTTAATAAGATTTTAACTGAGATGAAGCAAGGAGAAGAAGCAGTTAAACGTATGGCTGATATTGATCAAAGCAGAGGAATGCAAACTCCTGCAGAGGTAGCACGTAGACAACGTGAAAACAAAACCCGTGATGCTAAGGTTCAACAACCACCATTGATGGCTAGTGGCAATGATGCATTAGGCGATCAAATGTTAGCAAACAATTTGCGCCAACAAGCAGCTAGAATGGCAGCAGAGGCCAAAGGATTGATGGCTGAAAGTCAGAATCTATTGAAGCAAGCAGCAGAAATGGATCCTCCTGTACTAGAGAAGAAACCAAGAGCAAACAAAAAGGCAGTTGTAGTAGAAGCGCCAGTCGCAGAAGCTGCTCCTAAGGTAAAGAAAACCAGAGCAAAAGTTAGTGTATAATGAGTCCAGAATTCATCGAAAAGTGGGAACATATACTTGAAGATGTTGAGAAAAATAAAATACCCGTAGAGTTTATTAAGAAATTAGTAATCAAACTAGAGGGTAAAAAACAACATACCATAAACATTGAAAAATTTTTAACTCAAGGATTAGACCCAGAACAGATAGAAGATGTTGTGAGTAGAAAGTTACAGGAACTAGACGATTCAGTCGTTGGAGTTGAGTTTATACTCAATTTACAAAGCATAGCTGATACTATACAACCTGAAACAGATAAACTATTGAATAGACTATGAAACAATACTTAGAATTATTACAAGATATTCTAGAAAATGGAGAAACAAAAGATGATAGAACTGGCACTGGGACTATTAGTGTGTTTGGACGTCATCTTCGCTTTGATTTGCGTAGGAATTTTCCAGCCGTCACAACTAAGAAACTTGCTTGGAAAGCGTGTGTAGGTGAACTACTTTGGTTCATTGAAGGTAGCCGAGATGAACGTAGATTGGCAGAACTTACACATGGAACACGTGAGGGTGTTGCTACTATCTGGACACCAAACGCATTAGCAAGTTATTGGAAACACAAAGCAAAGTTTGAAGGTGATTTAGGTCGTGTATATGGAGTACAATGGAGGCATTGGCTTACTCCTGTATCACACAAGAGTGAAGTCTTTATGGATGAGTTTGGCTCAACATACAATCGTAAAGGTAGTATACATCATAAAGAGATTGACCAACTAGCTAATCTAATTGAAGGACTAAAGAAAGATCCTAATGGTCGTAGACATATACTTACTGCTTGGAATCCAGGTGAGTTAGACCAAATGGCACTACCGCCATGTCATGTATTATGCCAATTCTATGTCAACAAGAATAAAGAATTATCTTGCCATATGTATCAGCGTAGTGTTGATGTGTTCTTGGGTTTACCTTTTAACATTGTTAGCTATGCGTTACTCACTCATCTAATAGCACAAGTCTGTGGATTGGGTGTAGCTGAATTAGTTATCAGTACGGGTGATACACATATCTATACCAATCATGTTGAGCAGGTTAAAGAACAATTAAGCCGTGAACCAATAGCATTGCCCACATTGAAAATTAATCATACTATAAAAAACATAGATGATTTTATACCCGAAGATATTGTGTTAGTTGATTACAACTGCTATACTGCTATTAAAGCAGATATGGCAGTATGATACTTGAACAAAAAACAATTGAATGTTTAGTACACACCATTAAAATGGGTGATGTAGAAGATCCTGATTTGTATGTAGCACACCCTATTTGGGAATGGCAACAAACAGAAGAAGGACAATGGATTATGAAAAACAGCAGTCCCTCTCCAATGTGGAAAAGAACATTTGATCAAACATCACACGGGCATCTATATAAGATACATGCCTATCTAAACCAAAAGATTATACTTACTGGAGTTTAAAGTACACATGAATATTTTAGTAACAGGTGGTCTAGGACTTATCGGACACAACGTAGTCACACGATTACAAGATTTAGGTCATCAAGTATCAATCGTTGATAACAAAACTAATTATGGCATTATACCTCAAGCTGAAATTGATTATCTTATAAGTGAACGAGAAAAGAAAGTTGTTAATGATAAATTTATTAAAACCTTAAGTTTTATCTATAACAAAGATATTACAGATGTTGGGGAAATGGATAGAGTTTTTAATATTGAAGAACCCGAAATTGTTATACATATGGCTAGTTTCCCTAGACAGAAAGTAGTTAATAGTAATCCAGCATTAGGTAGTCGTACAATGAGTGAAGGACTACTAAATTTATTAGAATTATCTAATAAGTACGAAGTCCGTAAATTTATATATCTTAGTAGTTCAATGGTATATGGCGACTTTACTGACGATGTAAAAGAAGATGCTGTTTGTAAACCACAGGGTCAATATGGCATTATGAAATTAGCAGGTGAATGGCTGGTGCGTGATTATTCTCGCAAAACTAATCTAGTGCATACTATCATTCGTCCAAGTGCAGTATACGGACCATTAGATGTTGAGGATCGTGTAATCAGTAAGTTTCTACTTACAGCAATGCGAGGAGAAGCAATAAAAGTCAATGGAGAGAAAGAAACATTAGACTTTACTTATGTTGATGATGCTGCCGATGGTATTGTTGCTGCTAGTTTAAGCGACAACACAGAGAACAAGACTTACAATATAACAAAGAGCCATAGCGTTACACTATTAGAAGCAGCACAAATGGCACTGAAACTAGCAGGTGGGGGAACACTATCTGTATATCCTAAAGATAGTGATTTCCCTAGCAGGGGAGCATTGAATATAGATGCTGCTAGAAAAGACTTTGGATATGATCCTAAAGTTGACGTTGAAGAAGGATTTCAGAAGTATTATGAGTGGTTAATTAATGATCCTTACTTCAACCAAAGATAAATATATGAATGTGGATTTTATCATTTCTTCCTGATTACGTAACTCACTTAATCTTTTTCGCAGGGGTTATTGGAACTGTCGCTGGTTTCGTCCTAGGCTTTATACCCTTCATTGCCCCATACAAACTCCCTATACAGATTATCAGTATTCTAGTATTAAGTTTTGGCTTATATTTAGAAGGCGGCATGGCCGACAATCAAATTTGGCAACTTAAAGTGAAAGAGATGGAAGCTAAAGTTGCTAAAGCTGAGACAGAATCACAGAAAGTAAACACAGAAGTTATCACTAAAATACTTACCAAAAAGCAAGTAATCAAAGAAAAGGGTGATGACATAGTACAATTTATTGACAGGGAAGTTGTGAAATATAACAATATCTGCGAAATCCCAGAGATAGTTATCACTACCCACAACGCAGCAGCAAAAAATGACCCAACATTATTAAAGAAACAGATAGAAGTATCTACTGATTTGCACAATCAATTGGCTAATCCACCCATGATATTGGCCCCTAAGAAATGAAAAAACTACTACTATTATTGGTAATCTTTTTATCAGCCTGTAGCACAGTAGTTCCGGTACAGCAGAAGTTCCCTGAATTGCCGGAGCAATTGACACAAACGTGTAAACCTCTACAGACTATTGAGGGTACAACCACTACATTGAGCAATTTAATGGAAGTTGTAGCAAAAAACTATGCTACAAGACATGAATGTGCTGCTCAATTAGAAGCAATACTAGAGTGGTATACAGAGCAGAAGAAGATTTTTGAGCAGGTCAATTCTGACTAAAGTGATAAATACACTATAGTTTAGGATATAGAGATGACCCAAGAAATAATCAATATAGGCGCACAACCCAATGATGGGGAAGGTGATCCGTTACGAACGGCCTTTGCAAAGATTAACAATAACTTTACACAGTTATTCAGTACTGGGTTTTTCACATCCGAAGCATATTCAGTTGGACTTAGCGAGGCTCAAGTGATATTTGAAGCACCAGTAGAAACATTTACACAAGGTATATTTCAGATTAATTCTAATGATACTGAATCTACTGACACAGAGAACATTACATTAAATGTATCTGTAATCAATGATGGTAGTGGGTTAAAATGGAATGGTCACAATACATTATTCAATGGTAACGTTCTTACTGGATATGACATGGATATATTTGATTCCAATGTTCGTATACTTGTTAATCCAATAGTAGATACTACAATCTATCATTTTATATCAGCACAAATTACATGGACAGGTGTTCCTGTTCCTGGCTTGAATTTATTAGTTGATGGTACTGCCAACACAGCTATTGATACAGAAACTGATTTCAATATACAAACAGAAACAACTGTAACAGTATGAGAGCAAGTGAATTTGTAACTGAGGGCAGAACAGGAACAATCACCCGGGATGTTGGATTAGCATTGCCCGGTGCTTTTAAAATACCTGCACTTAGAAATCAAGACCCGTACCTACAGTATCGTTTTGGTGTAGCAATTGCAGGTGCGAAAGGTGCGGCTCAACGTGCTAAAGACGGTGTACCAGAGTTTGATGGAAAAGAATCAGTATTTGGTGAGAATGAAATTATCGTAAGTTATGATCCTAAGGCAGAAGTGTGGATCAAAGATGCATTGCGTTCTATGGGTATGCCACCAAGTGATGCAGTACGCATCGGTACACAAGCCAGTGAAGAAGCACCGGACGTAGATAAAGTTAGCCCAGTTAAAGGCTTTAAAGGATATCCAAAATGAGAGCAAGTGAGTTTTTAACTGAAGGTGAAGGTAAAATGCATGATCACCATGCTCAAGCTACACAGGGTGTTTATAAGACCCGTGACATAGGTGGATATGACCGCATCTATCACTTGAATCGTTTAATGATGGCTATGGGCATGGCTGACGGTAAGAGTAAAGATGCCGTAGAAATGGATAACTCAAGTTTTGCTGAGAAGTATAATACTGTACATCCATACACAGAAGAAGAACATAACATGTTTATATCAGCTACCAAGACTATTCCAACAGATAAAAAAAATGTTGTTCCATACTCAAAAAGTAAAGAACCAGAAGATACTAATACGCAAAGTTTAGTAAAACCATTCAAAGGTTACAAAAGAAAATAAATCAACAGAGTAAATCATGTGTAAATAATAGCATGATTGATATAAACAACACCCTAGATTTAATTAAGCTAAAGTTTTACAACGAATGGCTTTACACCGCACATATATATGACGAGGGCACCAGCCCGATGCATGAAACCTTGACTAAACAAGTCATTGACCAATATGTACTTCCACTAAACATCCCTAAAAACGGTAAGATATTAGATTTAGGTTGCGGTCCTGGTTACTTTCTAAATTACATGAGAGAGCAAGGTTATACTGACTTGACCGGTGTAACACTTAGCCCAGAAGATGTAAAAATATGTGAAGCAAATGGTCATACAATTAAAAAGTATGACATGAGTTTTCTCCCACAAAAAGATGGATACTATGATGAAAGTGTAGATTTCATTTTCTTGCGCCATAGTTTAGAACATAGCCCATATCCTATCTTTACACTAATGGAATATAATCGTGTATTGAAGCAGGGTAGCAAGATGTATATTGAAGTTCCTGCTCCCGATTGCGAACGTAAACACGAATGGAATCTAAATCACTACAGTATTTTAGGAACTGAACAATTAGCAGCATTACTAGTTCGTACTGGATTTAACATTGATAAATTTGAGACATTGGATTTTGATGTAGAGTTTGCTGAACCTAATCCAGAAAATTTGAAAAATGCCAAAGAAAAGTTCTATTGTATCGTAGTAACTAAGCAACGACCACTAGATATCAAATAATTTGTAATAAATACTCATTATGAGTATGACAAAAACAGGACAGGCATCTTTAGTTAAAGATCCCTATACTAAAACAAAATTTAAGAACGATAAGGAATTACAG